AAAAGTAGCTCGGAATTATAACGATTAAAACGGGCGTGAGTTTATCGATTAAGGTTAAAAATTCCAATTAAACCACTCCCCTTTTTCACTAATTCTATTGTAATGGCTGTGTGTCTAGCTCGTTGGCTGGTTTTTCTTGTTTAGGTTCAGTCCATTTCCAAATGCCAAGCTTTCCGTTTTGCTCTAATGATGCGAGTTGTTCAAGCGTTTCGCCTTGGTATGTGAATGGCTCGTTTACTTGGACCATAACACGTCTGCCTTCTTGATATTTTTCGATATGGTTTGGATTTTCAAGTGTGAAAATTTCTTGCGGTTGATAAGTTTTACCAATTTTTCCAAGGTCTATCAATTCTAAACCACGTTTGAATACTGTTGGATCTAGCGGGTTATCTGTATCTGTTACACGAGCTAACACTGCCCAATCTGCAACGGCTTTAACCTCTGCGATTTTAGTATCTTTCTCAGAAAGTTTTTTCTCGTAATCTTCCGCTTGAGTGTGTAAATCTTCTTGAAGTTTCTTAACTCCTTCCGCTGGATTGAACTCAGTAGTCACTTGTCCGATAACTGCCTTAATTAGTTCCTCGTCTGACTCGTTCACACGGTCGCCAATTAAAACACGGTCAAAAGCCGTATAAGGTGCGTCTTGACGAATCGCAACGAAAGTGCGGTTATTTTCTTGTAAATATTTGTTGATGATTTTAAAAGTCATATATCATTCTTCCTTTTCTGCTGTTTGTAATTGTTGAATTTTTTCTAAAGCCTCTTCATATAAAGCTTTATAATTTGCGCATTCAATCGTTTTATTTGCCAATTGAATCGCTAAATCGTTGATAATTTTGTCCTGCGTGTTCATTTGCCCTCCGTTATTTCCAATTTGCGTGGTAACCTCGACTATAATTTCCAGGTACTGCAGCAAGGTTTCTGAAATTATCGTAAATGTCATTTAAGATATACGATAATCGGACACCTTGAATAACAACTTCGTCAACTCCTGCAAGAGTATGCGTGTTAGTGTCAATAGACACTTCTTTCAAGCCTGCTTGTGCGCTCTGATTAAATGTTATTCTTTGTCCATACATATTGACGGCACTTTTAACATTATTACCGCTTCGACCATTCCATATTTGAAGACCTGCTATGGTGTGGTCCATTTGTTGTAATCCGTTTCGATTACTTAACAAGGCTGTGTATGAACCTTCAACTCCGTTGATGTTACCAGAACCAAATGCTAGATATTGTAGTGGACGGTTAGGAAATTGGTTTCTTATACCTACTCCAAAGCCGTTCATATCAATTTGACCTGTTTGCAAGTTGAAAGTAGTATTCCCATTTAAAGAGGAAATGCGACCTCCCTTAATATGGTCGCCTGTAAAATCGACGTTCTTAATTTTGGTAATGGTTGCTTGCTTAGCAAACAATTCATCGATAAATGCTTGTTGAGACACTAACCTCTGAATAAAAGCAGTATCGAATTTTACTTTATCAGCCGTAACTGAACCAGCGTCTAGTGCGTCGGCTGTAATTGCCCCTGCTCCTATCTTGCTTGCAGTTATCGCACCGTCCACAATCATGTCAGACTTTACTTTAATTTTAGGCGCGATGATGTCAACCCCTCTAGGACTTGTAGAAATGGTTGAGGCTAGTTGTTCCCCTGTTAGAGTAGTCGAGCCAATAACCACGCCCTCTGGAGTAACCTGTACTCTAGCACTATTAGAGGCGTTTCGAACTTCCTGTCTGATTTCGTTTGCCGTTTGTGCAATCGCACTCTTAACATTCGTATCGAAGAATTGAGTCAATGCCCCTTGGTTGCTCTTTTGAATTTTACTCCAAAGAGTACTTTTTTCGTCTCTTAACTCCAATTCGATAGAACGCATATCTTTAAACAATCCAGACAAAGCTCGTTGCGTAACTGTAGGATCAACAAAACTAGTAGGGAAATCCCCTTGCTCTAACTGAATATCAGTTATCACGGTATCCCCAGCACAACCCAAATGATGCAATTTCAGCAATTCGTCTTTTGATTGTGGCTGGAACACTTTGTAATATCGACCGTTATGCTCAAGCGCTGGCGCACGGACGTTTTGAATTGTTATGTCCATTTGTTACCCTCCATAAATCTTTACTGAGCTGAAAAAATTTCCGCTTCCTTTAAAACCAGTTTTTTGTTCGAATGTTTCAACGGATTCATCGAGAGTTACATAAGTTTTACCCTGATTATTTTCGACGCTAGAAAATGAAATTTTTTTACCTTTTAACTCAATGAGCTTTATAGTTTTTTGAGAAAAATCATGATGAATGATTATTTGTCTATTATCCCTATCGTAAGTTATAAATACGTGACTACTGTATAACAATTTTATTTTCTCCCAAACAAGCCTTGAACCGACATAACGCTGTGTAACTTCTTTGTTGCCCACATAAATTGCTTCTCGTTCCATATTGCCTCCTATGCCGTGTAAATATCATAGATGGTATTTGCGTCTTTATTAGAGATTGCTTCATATTGAGCCTTTGTTCCTGCCCAATATTTCAATGGTTGTCCATCGTTCTGATTGATAATATTTTGACCTGGCTCGCCTTTGTCACCTTTAGGTCCTGTCAGTCCTTGAGGTCCTATCGGTCCTGCTGGTCCTGTCGGTCCTTGTGCGCCTCTTAGGGTTTCTCTTTGTTGGCTTGTCAAGTCCTCAAAACGAAGAACTCCGTCTGCACCTTTTGGTCCAGTTTCGCCACGCTCTCCCTTGTCGCCTTTTGGTCCTGTTAGATATAGCAAAGCCGAGTATAGGTCATGACCATTTCCGACCTTTATTCTTCCTGTATCACTCTCAACCCCGATTTCTCCGTCAAGCAATATAAGAGAGCTATCTGCCCACTCGCTAGCTGTCATTCGTTTATGCTGCACTCTAATTGGTATTGTTTCTGTCATGTTCTACCTCCGTCAAATATTAATGTCGGAGTCTCGCTCCAACTTCCGTCATATATTGAATTCTGACCGTCCGCAATAGTTCTATAAGTAGGTTCAAACTCAAATCGATTTGTCCGATTATCAACCGTAACAGTCAAGTCCGTTGATTGATACCAATTTCCTGATAATGTCAAGCGGTAAGTGCCGTTGTAAACCGATAAGACTTGTTCCTCTTTCTGAGTTAAGTCTTTGTCAATCTCTGGCAAATGCGAATTGATAGGTGCGAAATGAACATGACCTCCATAAAACGGTGTTTTGTTTATGATTACAGTCACGTCCGTTTTTCCGTAAGGCGTACATGTTGCAGACCAACTAATAACATACTGCTTGCCTAGTTCAAAACCTTCTCCATTGTGTCCAACTTCGACAAAATCAGTACCATAGGCAATTTTTTTAGCAGTGCTACCGTTGAGGCGGTTCTTGTTGTAGATAGCTGTTCCGTCTCCACCAATCAGACCTGCATTTATTCTTGCGGTCTCGCTGACCTGTTCCAATTTCTTGCTTAACTCAGCGATTGAGTCCGCACCGCTCATTAGTTCCTCTCGGATACGCTTAACAAACTCTGGACGCTCTTTTTCCATTTCCTCATGGATTTTAGTGCCTAATTCCTCTGTTTTGTGTTTGTATTCTTTTAGAGCATTGTCAATTTCAAGCTCTATGATGCGAACTTTTTCGTCAATTTCCTTGTTGCGTCTTTCGACCTCTTTCGCAATAGATTGGTCGAATAGTGACTCGGTAAATCCTTTAACAACCTCTTTGATTGCCTGTTGTCGTGTTGCACGGTCTTTTGCTTGCAACGTTTGATAATCTCCAAGCTCAGCGACCGAGCGGTTATTATCAAGCTTGTCGATTGTTAGCTTGTGAATTCTAGCCTCAAAGGAAATTTCTATCTGGTCTCTTACAATTCCGACGCTATCTCCAATCCAAATATCATTCTCAATCGCATTGGCTAAATCTAGGAGATTAGCTTTAAATGTTACGATTGGAACAGATAAGCGTTGTAACTCTTTGTAAGTCGCTTTTAATAGCTCAACTGGGTCTTCGATATCCTCGTTTGTATACACGGCAAATCGATGCTTAATAACTCCGTTTTGGTGTAATCCATAGATATTTTTTGCAGACTCATTTGTTACATAATTTTGACCTGCTGGTTTATCAACAAGGTCGCCTCTAGCGACAGACCAATCAACTTCTTTAAATTGAATTCTTCGACCGTAACCGCCTGTAGCCTCGCCAGCCTCGTTCGTACTTTGTTCACCTTTACCAAGTCCAATTAAAGCAGTTACGACTTCGTCTGACGACTCTTCATGAGTAACATTTAAAATGTTTGAACCGTACTCGAACTGATGTCCAGTAACATGTCCAAATCTTTGGCTGAGGTCAATATATCGTCCGATTATCTTATTTTCGACAAAAGTATATCGAACCTTGAATTCGCAAGCGTATGACTCAATGATTTTAACGAGAGCTTGGCGGACTGAAATGTAGTAGAAACTCATTTTCCCAGACCTTGTCAAGCCGTCCACATTTCCTAATTGATAGCCTGTTCCCTCTAAAATTCCACTCAATACAAGGTCAGCAGTTCCTCTTGGCCGCTTATCCTCGATAATAAATGAATGTAAGTCACTTTCCGCTCTGTCTATCCCTTGGATAGTCAATCCCATATCAGAAGATTTTCCAGAAATTTTGAACAAACAAAAAGCCCCGTCCTTCGATTGAAAACCGAAAAACTGGGCTTGTTTGATAATGCTTGGCTTGTAGTCTACTGGGATTTCAAAGCTTGCTCTGTCAAACGTGTTCAATTCAATAGTATGTGTAAAATCTTCAAGGCTCGATTCGTCAATAACGTCAATCAATTCTTCCGTCTGATTGAATAAATAAATCATGCGAACACCTCTTTGTACTCGATACTGTTTAATGTCGCACCCTCAACTTGGAAAGTGTTATCGCCTTTTTGAAGTTTAAAATATCGACTGTTAACCATATCAAAATTCATCAACTCGTTTCTATCGTTTAACTTGATTTCTCTAGTTTCGCAATTAACAAGTAGATTTGAACCTTGAATGTAAGCAGCCTTTAATCTGATATATTTTTGCGACTCAAGGTGTAAAATACGAATTTCAGAACCTTCTTGCGTTGTAAGCCTTAAAACAGGCTCTGCTGGAAAGTCTCCGTTGTAAGTTATCTTGTTAGTTGTTGCAGTTTTAGGCTCGGTATATTTGAACGGGTCGTAACAAATGAAATGTAGTTTGATAACCGTATCATTTGCATCTTCCAGTTCTGGTTTCTTAACTTTTGAAAAGATAGCCTTGTAATATCTTTCAGGATCATCACCAAAAACTAATTTTTTAGTTTGACGGGAGAACAACAAGCGATTTAAGCGCTCATACTGCTTTCTCATGCCTAAATCAGTAAAACTTGTTAGCCTAACTTGTATCTCAATTTCGCGCTCTTTATAAGTAGCACCATAGAGATATTGACCGTCTCGACCTTTGATAGTTGCAGTCTCATGACGAAAATCGAGGACATCACGTCCTGTGGTGTTCGCCACAAAAAACGTTCCGTCCTCGTTATTCATTTCTCGATTGAGGCTTACACCGCCAAATTGAACTTCTAAACCAGAGTTAAATGTCGGTGTGCCTTTTGTTGTGTCGTTAAAAGTATACATTTAAGTCACCATTAAAGGCTTGAAGCCTTCAATCTTATCCTTTCCTCTTTATTTTGGACGTTTGAAATATCTGAAACAAAGGCTCTGAAATCATTAGAACCAAGAGCGAGGTTAATAACCGCTGGCTCTTTCGTCTGGTTGACTTCGTAAGTAGCTGATAATGTACCAGATACGTTATTTGAGAAATCGCCCTGCAACGCATTAGACATCGCTGAAACTCTAGAGCCTGCATCATCAAACATCGAACGAATGCCGTCTGCCATTCCAGACACGTTGCCTTTGACAATTTCAAAACCGCTCATTAAAGCAGTATTGAAACCGCCCATGATAACTTTCCCTGCTGGAATCAACAATCTACGGTCGTAAGAGATAGGCCCTTTATGTTGTGCAATCCAGTTAGCTACACCTCCGATAAAGTTCTTAACACCCTCGAATGCAGCTTTCAAACCACCAAGGAAACCGTCAATAATAGCTCGTCCAGCTCCAAATAAGTCGATGTTCCATAATTTACCAAAGAATCCTGTAACTGCGTCAATTACACTAGAAACACCACTTTTAAGTAAATCTAACGCACCCAAGAAACCGTCTTTCATAGCATTACCAACATTGATTACAGTTTCTTTAATTGCATTGATTGTTGTTGAAATGATGCTCTTAATAGCTTCCCAAATCGCTGAAACGGTATTTTTTATTGCGCCTAAGACAGTACTAATAATAGTACTAATTGCATTGATTACTGTTGAGATAATTGACTTAATGCCTTCCCAAACAGTATTCGCAATTCCTTTAATAGCCTCCCAAGCACCGCTCCAATCTCCTTTGATAATCGCAGTTACCGTGTTGATAATACCTGAGATTACATTCAAGACGGTTGAAATAACTGTCGAAATAACAGTCCATACAGTTTGAACAATCGTTGTAAACACCGTCCAAACCGCATTCCATACTTCTTGAACAATTTGCATTCCAGTAGAAATGATAGTTTGGATGTTTTGAATAGCTGTTGAGATATACGTTTGAATACCATCCCATACCGCTTGGATAATAGGTTGAATTGTATTCCATGCTGTAGTAGCAACTGAAACCACACCATCCCAGATTGAAGTCATAAACTCTAGGAAACCAGTCCACAATCCTTTAATTGTTTCAACGATAGGTGTAATGAAATCAACAAAACCATTCCACGCAATAGTAGACGCCTCAGTAATTCCTTTCCATAAGTTAGTAAAGAACTCTGCAATGCCGTTCCATACGCCCTTAATCGTTTCAACGACAGTTTTAACAACATCAACAATACCATTCCAAACCGTTTTTGCGATTGAAACAATACCGTCCCATAATGCCGTAAAGAACTCCGTCAAGGCGTTCCATACATTCATTAAAGCCTCCACAATTGGTTGTGAGCCCTCTAAGAAACTATTCCAAACGTCTGAGGCAATCTTTTTAATTCCTTCCCAAAGTCCAGAAAAGAACTCTTTAATGCTATCCCACGCTTTTTTAATAGCGTCGATGACTGGCTTAGCCTTCTCAAGGAAACCATTCCAAGCATTTGAAGCAGTTTTCTTAACTCCGTTCCATAGATTAGAGAACCACTCTACCATTCCATTCCAAGCATTTTTAATGCTTTTCCAAGCGTTTGAGGCAACTTTGACAATTCCATTCCATAAGCCGATAAAGAAGTTTCTGAAACCTTCGCATTTATTCCATAGGACAACGAAAGCTACACCAACCGCAACGACTGCAGCAATAATCAAACCGACTGGACCGAGGAAAGCAACTATTGCTGAAACTGCTGAACCAATCCAACCGCCCACTTTACTGAAAATGTTTAGTCCGATTAGTGCGCCCTTAGCAAGTTTTGAACTTCCAGACAGGAATGTTAAGGCTGAACTTGCAGCTTTAGATCCTTTAGCAATTCCAGATAAGGCTTTTCCTACTTTTATGGCATTATCCAACCCTTTGAAAACAGCCTTAGTCCCACCGACTACCTTGCTTAGTCCAGTTAAGGCACTTACCACAGGATTTATTGCCCTTTGAGCAACTTTAAACCCAATAAATGCAGTTGCTATCGCTCTAATCTGTTCAGGACTTAGACTTTGAACAACTTTAGCAAAGGCTTGGATTGCTTTTGAGGCTACACTTAAAGCTTTCCCAATCTTTTCTCCAAACGATGCAGTATCGCCACCAGAAAGAGAAGAAAATACTTTCTTAACAGCCTCCCAAACTTCACTCAATGCCTGTTTAAAATCAGAAATCGCACTTGTATTTGAGAAACCTTGCCAAAATTCTTTGATTTTAGCAACAGCCGACCCCACGAATGAGGTTATTTTCTCAATCACTGCATCGAAATCAATCTTACTAAAGAATCCCTCAATCCCTGTGGCTAGTTTATTGAAATCAATCTTATCAAGTTGATTCATAATCGCCTCAAGTGCCTTGATACCTGCTTTAGATAACGTGTCAAACGCTGGCTTAAGTTTGTTCGATAGTGTTTCTTTCAATCCGTCTAAAGCTTGGTCTACCGTTTTATAGCTGGTCGCCATGTCTTGCATGGTCATACCTGCTCGCTTAAACGCCTCTGCGAAATCATCCGTTTTGACTTGTCCAGCTTGAATTTTTGTAATCAATTCATTCAGTGACAATCCCATTTCTTTAGCAACTGCACTCATACCTGCTGGCGCTTGTTCCATCATTACACGGAAGTCTTGCCATGAAATTTTCGGCTTAGCTAAGGCTTGAACCATTTGTTGAGATAGTGTCGTCATGGCTTGCTTAGGATTCTCTGCGGATGCAGCAAGACCACCCATAGCCTTTACAAGTTCGTTGCTATCATTACGACCGATTGCAGCCATTTGAGAGAACGTACTAGCCATGTCTGAGGCTGAGTAGATAGTTTTAGTTGCATAGTCCTGCATAGCCTCTTTTGCCTCGTTGATTTGGTCTTTTCCCCAACCTAGCTTGCTGAGGTTTCCATCAAACGTATCCCACGCCTTTTTGGAACTATTCAACTCTCCGACCATTTCGCCTAGTGTGTTTTTAACACTACCGAAAGCCGATGTAATTGCTGAACTAACAAGGTTCGCACCAAGCATCGACTTAAACATTGAACTGCTCTTATTTGAAATATTATCAAATGCGGATGAGGTCTTTTGAAGTCCATTGATTGCTTTTTGAAGTCCGTTCAAAGTAGAACTCATTCCTTTGTCGACTGCAGTTAACACCGCTTCGACTGAATAAGTCTCTGCCATTATATACCTCCTTTCATTACGTATTTGCTCTCAGTAGGAGTTCTTTCTCTTTGTCTGAGAGTTGATACTTTTGCTTAGTATCTTTTTTCTTGTAAAAATCACTGTATCTCTTATACAAAGGAGTTTTACCGTCCGATTTCGTTGCCTCTACTTGTCTAGTTAACCAAGCAGAACGATGCAGGAGTTCGTCTTCATCCTGCTTTCTCAATAACACTCCAGTCATCAACAAGTCGTATTCGTACATTGTCATACGCCCAATCTCGTTCATATCTGTAATGTTTAAAAATCGAACGCAATTTATAATGATTTCCTCGAACGTTTCTAGAGATGATTTCTCAATTATTTCTTCTTTAGGTTTTGGTCCATCTCCGACATCAAAGACTTTCCTGCGTTTGACTCACTCAATTCTTGAATTACATCATCGAATATTTTTTCTAGATCTTCGCACTCTTCAACGTATGTTTCAACATCATTCAATGAAGGACGAGGGCTTTCTGTAACTGTTCCGTAGTAGATAATATCCGCTAATGATGCGATATTTTTAGCATATAATTCTGGAATTTTAGCAGATAGTGCCATTCCAAATTTCAATCCTTGTTGTTCGATTGGATAAGCTTTATCGAGCGCACGAACGAATTTCACGCCGAATTTTACGTTGTAAGTTTTTTCATTAATTGTTAATTGCATTGTTGTTTTCTCCTTTTTCTAAAAAATACAATAAAAAAGAGAGGCGTTAACCTCTCTTAGTTTCTAACCACCGATTCCAGGTACACCAGCTACAGGACTAGCTGGGCTAGCTGTTCCTTTTGTAGTATCAGCGAATTCATATTGAACCACTTCTGCTTGACTAGTGTTTAAAGTTGCATAACCTTTAACCCCAGTACCATTGACCGCAAATTCAAGTTCTAACTCGATTAGGTCTTCTGCGTTTTTAGTTTTCTTGAACGATGTTAAGTAACCTTGGTAATATACTGACTCGTATTTGTTGCCTTGTTTTTTAGCATTCTTTTCAATTTCCCACACTTCAACAAGTTCGCCTTTGTCCATAGCAGTTTCTAATTTTGCAACAAGCTCATCGTCTTCTGCCATGATCGTTGTAGCAGTGATTGAAACCTCAATACCACCGACTGATTGTAAAACTCCGTCTTTAGTTTTAACTGAGTTAGCGTCACGGCTCTTTTCTGTTGAGTGTTCAGTTTGGAATGCTAGTTTAGCACCGTCCGCTTTGCTTGCTTCGCTTAGCAAGCGAAATAATAGGATACTATCAATCCCTTTTTTTGCAATTGGCATATTTTAACCTCTTTCCTTATAAAATTGTAAATACTAATCGAACACGACCACGCTTTAGCGGTTCGATTGTCGTGTTATCATCGAAAATCGATATTGTAGATTGTGAGATATTCAAGGCTACATAATAGCCGTCCGCCTCAACAATCTTCATCGATTCCGCTAGGATACTCGAACACATATCCGATACTTGTTTTCGTTTCTTACGGGTACTCCACACCGATAGGACCAATTCGACCGTGCCTTTCACGTCCGTTTTATTTGGTACGAGTATAGAGGTCGTGTCCTCCAACTCAACAAACGGATAAGGAACATCGTCGTCTGGTTTATAATCGTATGTTTTATAACCCAAAAAAAGACAACGTTTAAATACGCTGTCAAAAACTGCTTGCTCTCTTGATTTCATTTAACCAACCTTTCCAAATCGTCTTTAAATAGTTTTTTCTGTTCGTCAAAAGCTGGTTTTATAAACGGTTGTGCGCTCATTTTGCGAGTCCCTAACTCAACGTAAGCAGCATAATCAGTCCCTGGTGCCACTTTATATTTGAACCTACCGACTTTACTACTATTGACAGAAATAGACCGTTTTGTCGCCCCTGTAGGCTTGACGAAATGTTTATTTTTGCCTCTACCTTCATAATGACCTCTAAACTTGGAAGCGTTGATAATTGCTTTTCTTTGCATTTCCGTACCGTGTTTCTCAATGATACGCTCCATTTCTTCCATTTTAGCGACTTTTTGAAGTTTCTTTTGTAGTTTTTCAAGTCCTTTTAATTCAAAACGTACATCAGCCAATAGAATTATCCTTTTCTAAATAGAAAACTCTTCCAGACTGCTTATCTGCTCTGCATTTATAGCGTTCTTTTCGATAATTGAGATAAGTGAATGCGATTTTAGGTGCATTTTGGAAATAAACCACTTTTGAACCACGTTTATACTCTCCAAATACAGCGACTTGCTTATCAATTCCAAGGTCCATTACATGAACTGGAACGATAAATTTTTCTTCTTCATTAGAAGTATATTCGCTCGTTTCTGGATTGTACTCTTCTTGTTGATTAGTAATAATCTCCACTCTTTCATTATATCTCATAGCATCTTAAACCCCGCTGTAAATGTTTTCGAGCAAACTCGCTTAATCACGCTGTCATATTCTTTGAAATCATCGAAATCAAACCTCATTGAGGCGCCTTCGAGGGATTGACTACTCATTCCCTCAGCACCAATTCTGTTAAATCGTTTAATAATGACCTCAGTAATAATATACTCAAGGCCTTCTGGGACATCATCCACGCCTGCGTAAGCTAAAAAATTAGCGGTTGTCAACGTCGCTATTGTTGTTAGTAACTTATCTTGGAGATTGTCTTCAATCCCTAGCAATATTTTTGCTTGAGTGATATTTTCCATGCTATCCCTCCAATACTGCGATAAGTTCCTCTTTGCTTAATGTTGAATAACCTTCGATTTCGCGCTCTTTTGCGATATCTCTTAACTCTTTAACTGTTAAGTCGTTATAATTAACAACTTCCGTTTCATTAACAACTTCCGTTTCATTAACAACTTCTGGTTCAACAGGCTTTTGTGGGTAATGTCGTCGTAACAACATACCCATTAAGCACCTCCGAATTTTACGACTTTTGTTGGATCGTATAAGTAAACACCGTAGTGTTCGTCACCAGTGATAACTGTAGTTTTCTTTAAAATATCGCGGTCTTTTTCGATTTCTACATCACGTTTAAGGTTGATAACGAACGCTCCATACTTAGCAACATCGTCTGTATCTGTTTCAGTTGCAGAAACTTTAACAAGGAAACCTTTACCTTTGTCAACTTTCTTAGAACGTACAATTTGAACACCGTGTGTTTCTCCAAAAGTTCCAGAAACAACAATGTTCGCACCAATTTCTGAACCACGTACCCATTCTTTAACAGTATCAGCACGTAAAGCAATAGCGTCTTCTGGATTTACAAGTGCAACATAGCGAGCGTCTTCTTCATCCGCAAATACTGCTAAAGCTTTATCAAGTGCAGCGCCAGTTGTAGGTGCTTCCGCAACGAATTGAGTAGCTTTCTTAGCTTCTACAACTAAGTCATTGTCTACTTTATTCGCAATAGCTAAAGCGATTTGATGAGTCGCTTGACCGATAGGGTCACCAATACCTGAAAGAACAGCTTCGTCTGTTAATTCAATACCTTTTCCAGCTTTTTTGATTGTCATAGTAGTTTTAGCAGTAGTTAATTGGTCAGGGGTGATTGCTTCGCCTTCCGCAATATCTTTAGCGTCTCCAGAATATTCCCATTTAGGAACTGTAACAGTGTTTCCTGGTTGTCCAACAAGCTTACGCTCAACGTAAGCAAGCGGTGTAAATTTAATCATTTTTGGTAATTTAGCTGAAACCATGTCAGCCATAACTTCAGGGTTTACTAATTGTTCAATTTTAGTTTGTGTCATTTATCTATTATCCTTTCAATTTATGATATAGTTCGGGGTTATTTCGCAGTAATTCATTTCTGCTTTGGTACCCCATTTTGTTGAATTGTTCTTTGGTAATCTCACCAGCAGAAGTGTCTTCCATCTTCTTCGGTGTCTTACCTTTTAATTTCTCGCCAACTTTCTTATCGGCTAAATCATTCACTAAAGCTACAAAGCTCTCTACAGCCTCTTGCGTAGCCTCTGCGGTATCTTTGACAACAAGGCCTAGGATTTTATCATCTGCTACAATACCGCCTTCTGATAGCATTTTTGAGGCTTCTCGCTCTAGTCCACTACGATTGATTTTAGCTTCAAGTTCAGCAATGTACGCTCTTTGTTTTTCTTGTTCATACTCTGCTTTTTGGCTTTCGTTCATCGCACGTAGCTTTTCGGCTTCATCAAGTTTTTCTTGCATTCGTTTATCGAATGACTTTTCTTGCTTAGCTAAGCGTTTTTTGATAAGCTCATCAACTTCGCTTTGCGTGAATGTTTTTGGTGCATCTTCAACCGTTTCAGGATTGTCGACTGTTTCCTTTTCGATTTCCAATACATCTTCTTTTACTTCTTCTGCCATTTCAGGCCCTCCTTTTTAAGTCCGAGTGGACTGATATCCTTGGCTTTTAATGTCATCAAAGTTCGGACAATAGAAAAACCGTACGGGATTCCGTACGGTTTGATTATTTTTTTATTTATTCAATCACTATAAACATCTTTTACTCTTCTACTTTTTCGTATATTTCTTTAAAGATGTCATGTTTGCATGGATAAAATTCACCTTGCACACCTTTGATAATGTAGTCACCTTCTGTTGCAATCATCAAGCCTCCAAGCGTTTCAATTTTTAAAAGCGGATTGCTTAAATCAGCATAGTCAATTCGTACTGGATCTAATCCTAATTCCGATAACTCCAAAATTGATTCTTCCGTATCTTTAAACTGTACAGCCTCAATGACTACTGGCTTTTTTCGATATTTCATTTTTTCACTCCTTTCTGAGTACAAAAAAAGCACTTAGATTTCTCTAGGTGCTTAAATAACGAATTGCATTTTTATATTTTTTAACACGCTCGCGGTCTGTATCAGAAACAGATTTTAAACGTGATAAATCTGAGTTATGTTTCAAATCAGCAAGTTTTACAACTCTTGCTAAATTATTCGATTTCACTTTTTCAAGATAGTCTTGATAACTTTGGCCTTTTTTCTTTGTCAAAGTTTGTACCGCTGTAACAACTTCATTTGACAAACCATAGGCCAATAAATCAGCAGCAGTTATATCACTATCCTCAAGCACATCATGTAAAAGAGCAACAGCTTTTTCTTGCTCAGTTTTGACTTGACTGGCCACATAGAGAGGATGCTGTATGTAATCAACGCCAGCCTTGTCCACCTGCCCTGCATGTGCTTTTCTAGCGATAGCTAAGGCAATATCAATCATACCGCTACCATCCTTTCAATATAAGCAAATGCATCATTTTCTGAAATTTCTTCAAAATCCGTAAAATCATTAAAGAAGATTTTATTGAACCAATCTATGCTATCGACCCACTTTTTTTCGATGTCAAAAACTTGCATGACACCATCGGTTAAACGAAGCACCTGAGCGTTGTTCGTCATTGTGCGATAGTATTTAATATCTTTCACATCACTTCACCCTCTCTATATTTTTAGGAATTTCAAGGCCATTACTTAAATCAATCATTTCTTTAAATAATTTCATGCGTTCTCGATCGGATGTATTCGTATCACGATACTTCTCATAAAGATCATGTAATAAACCATTCTTTAAATCAAAACTTTCTCGAGTATGATACTGCATTTCAAAGTTGATACCATCTTTTTCAATAACTGTATTCACGCCTTTATATGGTCCATTTGTTAGCCAAGTGTTTTTTACTTTTACAACTCGATACCCCTCTGCAATAAGTTTTTGCTTCATCTTGGAATACTCTTCTGTAAAATTGTCGGAATCAAAAATGGTTGTGTACCTCAAAGCATCGTTAATTTTACTTACAGCCTCAGCCGAGCTTATATTTTCAACCTGGCTATCTGCTGTAATTTTACGAGCTAACGACTCAGCTGTCTTCTTTCGAAATTCAAGACCAGCCAATTGATTTTCTCCAGTAATCCGTTGCATATCACTTGTAATTTTCGGCTCGGCTTTCGAAATCTTATACAACAGTTGCTCGCTATAGAATCTTGCTTTAGTTTCCCTTGCATCTTGATTATACGCCTTTTCCCTGTCTTTCACAACATACTTGTTGTTCAAAGTTTTATAATCTGTATCATTTTCTCTCTCATATTGGTGTACATCTTTCCTAAAATGCGGTACTGTCGTACATCGACAGTTAGGATGAAATGGTGGTGCGTTCAAAGCTGGCACCAACTCAGATACTTTAAATATTTTTCCATTAAACGGTTGGCAGATATGACACGCTTTTAATTCGGTCATGACTTCAAACTCTTCGACACCGTTAGCTTCATAGTTCGATTTCTGAGCCTCTGAATACACCCTTGCTGATTCTGTCACTGCTAACCGTCTAGCGTATCCATAGGAAACATCAAACTCTTTTTTTAGACTGTTAATCAGAACGTTTGTGCCTTTACCTCTCAAAACAGTATCGGCAACTCCTTTTTTAACAATGTTTCTTAATTCGTTCTGTCTTTCCCAAACTCTAGACGACCACGTTGCATTGTTGAAATTGGCATACACGATAGAGTCAGCAGATATTTTTGAAGCTTCAAAACTTCCAAGTGTCATATTCAAAACACCGGCACTAAACAGATTTTCACGTCTGATTGATTCAATCAAGTGCTTATCAATGATTTCAAACTCACTCAAAGCTAAATCATACTGATGCAGCTTAATATTCGCTTGAAGCACTTCAAGACGGCTTGTTTTCATCTTCAAGTTATACAATCTCATCAAGTCATTTTCTACTTTTGTGAAATCCTTGCTAGTTACTTTCTGACCACGTTCCCTCAAACGATCAGCGCGCTCGACTAACTGCTTAGCTTTAAACTCGACATTAATCATATCAAGACTATCTGCTCGTTGTTTAGCTTCTAACTTCGTGATGCCTTCTTTATCAGCATACCTTTGCCAAAAACTATCGATTTCTTTTTGAATGTTGTTAGCGTGTTGTTGATAGACTCCCTGCAATTGATAAGCTACTCTCTTATCTGCTAGCTCTCTAGCCTTTTCTTCAGCACGATACCTATCTTCCCAATACTTACTGTCTAACATCTGCTATAACTTTCTGACTTTCATCTATTTCAGCGTCTGAGTAGATTTTTTGTTTTTCTAAACGAGTCTCAAGGTCGCCCATCGCCTCTTCTTCTTTTTCCATTCTTCGAATTTCTTTCTGCGGATCATCAATGATAGATAGCACGGACAACTTAGTTTCCTCAGATACTTGTCCAGATAATTGTCCTACAATCTGTGCCTCTTCAAGAATGTTTCGTGGCACGTTTCTAGTAAACGTGTATGACAAGTTTGTCCATGCGTCCTCATAAACAGTAGTTAATGGAACACTGAACACGATTTGATATAAACGATTAAATGCGGATTGCATCTTTCTGTCTTTCATTCGAGCAAGATTGTCCATAGCCTGTAGCTTGAAAGCTAAAGCTGTTCCAGACGAGTTGCCAAACTCAGACTCAGACATATTGGCTACCATTGAGATAGCGAAAATAGATTCCTTAAGTAAACTAATTAAATTCTCTTGTGTTGTGTCAGAACTTGGTTTCTCAAGGAAAGCGACCTCTGGCAAAGCACCATCGCCATTCTTCCACAGATTGAAAATTCTATTCTCTCTAATCTGACTAGCGTCTTCTTCCTGTAGCTCTACTCCTAGAACTTTCAAATAAGCGTCCGCAAAGTAGTCTACATCGTTCGCTTTTTCGCTTGCTGCTTTATTTAAAGCATTAATCAATGTTTTCACACTCTCGAAAATACATTGTCGTTCTTCATTCTCAATCACTTCAACGACCGGAATGGAACTATAGATGTGCTGAGTACGTTCACCGAATTTTACTGATCCGCCAGTTGAAAAAGTAGCTTCAATCACTTCGTCGTTAGTGATAACTTGTCCGACACCTGTTTGGCTATTCTCATTAAACGTGTATCTCACTGCGAACAACGGACGTTCTTCAATGCTGTTATCATGGACAATAAACATATTAATCGGACTATTGTATGTCGCTCTAGTTCGCTTATATTCATCTTGATACACATAAATAAAAGCATGACCGAACACGCTTGACATTTTCGCAAGCTCGAACTCTGAGTCTTCCATGTCATTGATTTTACGGAAACTTGAGACAAACTCATTTACGTTCTCGTCCTCATGTTTGATTTTAACTGGAACACCAATTTGATAGCCTGTAAACGTATCGACAATGTACTTCGCATAATTAAACACCAATCTATTGTCGGGTTTCCAGCTATCTTTTTTTGCCATTTTCAAAACTTCGTGCTGAGAGAGATACATATCCTCGCTTTCAACATAATTCTTAACTAGCTTACTCAAGTGCAACCTAACCGCTTCTGTCACGACTTCTTCTGTTACTTCATCACTCGTTGTCGTTATTACTTTTCGTTTATTTACAAAAACTTTTGCCAATTTTTAAAAACCTCCTTTAAATAGTTTGATGTTTGATTTATATATTCTGTCTTGCAAAGCGTATCTAATCGCATCGATGCAGTGGTTATAGCTATCTACTGGCTCATTGATGTACTCATTTGTCTTTCTGTCTTTCTTCCAAGTGTAATTTTCAAGTTCTTCAATCAGCTTCACGCATCTTTCATCAACAATCCAATCGTACTGTAAGAGATACTGAATACCTTGTATGACTGACCCAGGACCTTTCTGCACATCAACAACCCTAGGAATACCAAGATTTCGCAATTCTTGATTAGATTTCTTTTCAGCGCTATCCGCTCGTATCTGCTCTTTAGCATATCCAAGCGCCTTGATCGCTTCTGCTATCTTGTCATTCGTCAATCCTTTTTTTACAAACTCCTCAACAGCGTATAAGCGCTTGTTAGCATCGTCTATCCTTACATGAAGCAAGGCTGATGGGTCATTGATAAAACCGTAGTCAAGACCAAAAAAAGCTGGCAAGTGCGCCAACTCGTCTTTATTAAGCAATCGTTTTTCATACTTAGGGAATACCAATTTATCAAGTGTCGCAAACTCACCCAAAGCGTAAATTTTGTAGTACGCTTCGTTTCTGTTGGCTAGTTCCTCGATATTCTCTTTAGTTAAGTCGTCCAAGAAACGATTATCTTTATACGTCGTTTGATAAACCACTGTATTCTTAGGATCTCTCACAAAAAAAGCATTATATACCCAGTTTGCTTTGGATACCGGGTTAAACATCAAATAGATTTGTTTCTGTTTATGCACTTTATCCCTTAAACGCAACGTTAGCTGTGTGTAATCATCAAGCGTAAACTCAGACGCTTCTTCCATGACCACGTCGGAAATACCTTTGATGGACTTAATTTTCTCTGGGTTATCCATCCCTTTGAAAATCAACTCGGCACCGTTCGGTAATTCAATACGAAAGGCACTCATGTTAACCTTGCACAAATTAAGTATCCCAAAATAAGATAATGTCGCTTGAACATCCGCAAACACTGAGTCACGTACCGTAGAAGCAACCTTACGCAGCACTAATATTTTTCGTGGTTTGTTCCATGACTTTAGCGCTTTAAGAATTATCTTTTGAAACACTCCATGACTTTTGCCAGACGAAGCCCCTCCGTAATGCACCTCTGTGAAGGTGTCGTAGTCAAATAGGTGTTCATAGATATGCTTATTGAAAACACGATTAGGACGGTCGATGATGATGTTGATTTTCGGGTTAGTCTTCATCGTCATCCCAATCACCTACTTTGATGTCGATATTCTTTTGAGTGATTTCTTGCCTATCCAAGAACAAACCGTAACGCTTGCCAAGATCAACCGCTGCACTCTTTCTCGTGGACACATTCGGTTTAGCATCCATGACTTTTTGATATCCGTCACCATCAAGAACTAATAAAGGCTCTGTGATTTCTCCACGCATAACTGCCGTTAAAAACTCAAGCACTTCTTGTTGGTCTGCGACACGTTCGGACTTTAACTTTTCTAGTTGTTCATCTATATATGCTTTTATGATAGCTTTTGATAGCAAGCGACTTCCATTCACTTGAGCAACTTTATCTCGTTTTACGTTTGGATAAGCCTTTTTATAAGCCTGAGTAGCATTCAAGCTGATGATGTACTCATCGGCAAATTTCTGTTGTTTTTCGGTCATCCCATTTTCCATCACCTCGTTTCATCGCATACAAAAAACCCTCGAGCTGGAGGACTCGAAGGGTAAAAAAATTAAAGGAGTTTAAACCACGAGAAAAAAGAATGTCTTTTTTTACATCTTTCCACATGATAACTATATCATAGAATCTTTAGTATTGTTTGGTACAGAAATACCTTTTTTAGTACAAATTAAATCTATTTTTTTAATAGCTTCATCATGAAGAATAAATAATGTTGTTTTAGATATTTTCAATTCTTCAGCGATTTCATCCCAGTTTTTAGAAGAGATATATTTCATCCAAATAATTGTTCGCTCTTTAGAATTATCTAATTGTTCAATTGCCTGGATAAGTTGATATTTTAAATCAATCAATTTATCCACTTTTTCGTTAATGTAATCATTCAAATTGATTATTTTAACGTATGCATCGTCTTTAAGACTTACTTTTGACTCCTGTACATTTATTTCTTTTAAGGAAGGAGATTTTAAGAAAGAATTATTCAATCGATCCAACTCTTCCATTTTTGTTTTTACTTCCAAATCGATTAAACGAATTTGTTTTAATTGATGTTTAACCCCCATTCTTCACATCCTCTCTAATCCGATTCATTAGGGTCGAACCGAATTCTTCAGTATTTGATAAATAATCAAAATATTGACTTAAAAAGAACCGCTCACAGTCCATTTTCATATTCCACGCTGTTCGATGGTGCCTGTTTCTAAAATGCTTCTCTTTTAGATTCCAATCGGACTTTACAACTCCTTTAGAGAGCAAGTATCTTAAGGCTGTTTTGTAGTCATCCACCGCTCTTTCAATGATTGCTGCGCATAATAAGTAATAACCTCTACTGTCCATTATTCACCTCACAATAGAGCTTCTAACTTATCAATTTGAAATCCTGCCCAAGCTTTTGTTTCATCGCTTAATTCGTCATCAATAGCCACGACTGGAAGAGTTTGCCATCCATAATGTCTCAACAGCTCCAACGCTCCTGGATTAGCTTCAACGTCCACGGCTTCAAAAGTAATTTTGTTCTGAGTCAGCCACATCTTCGTCATCTCGCATTGCATACATCTAGGATTTGAATATACTGTTATCATTTATCATTCTCCTCTCTTTGTAATCCAGCTATCGCTCCAGCGAATAATGTGACTGCAGGAACAACGATATGGATTCTAGAAAACCCTAAGACATTCAACACAAAAATCGTGTACGTCATTAGTTGCCAAAAAATTACCCATAATTGATTCGTCCTCATGCCATTAACCCTCCTCATCCTGTTTATCAATTAATTCTATCGACTTTTCAGCCATGTCTTTTACATCCCAAATTACAGATTCGCCCTTATATCCAACAATGATGCTCATACCGTTTAGACTTCTATAAATATCAATTGTTTCACCGTTAAATTGATGAGTTGCTGTTCCAATCTGTTCTTTCATAATTAATAGGTTTTTATCTAATATTCTTGGTTTAATCATTTAATCGCCCCCAAAATCCACAAATGGATTGATGTTTTCATCAATGTCGTAGACTTTCGCACTTGGAAAATTAGAAATTTCATCAAGTAGCCCTTGCATTCGTTGTTTAAATTCTTCAGACGTGTCGTTCCATAAATGAACAAACATGTCTTCGTAGCCATCTGATGATTCCATATCTTCATATATCATATCCAATACAGTTCCAGCGGATAATTTGATTGTTCTTTCTTTTAAAGTTCGCCATCCACTTCTCTCGTCCTCGTTTAACGAGTTCCATTCATTCTTTAAATCGCATACATATATTTGAGAATGGGTTTGTTCGTTAAAAACCAAATCATCATCTTTTATTTCGTTAATTGTTTTCATCTACTCACACTCCACAAACAGATTTTTGATTTCATCGCCGAAAAGTTCGATAGCTTTATCGCAGTCTTCACGATTTTTAAAGTAGCCAAATTGATGAAACAAATTGCTTGAACCTAGTTCTAATGATTTTAATTTGTATTGTTCATCTATAGAATTCCAACCGTATCCTATGAAAAACTTTGAATTCTTGCATCGTTTCCCAGAAACAGGCTCCCAGCCTTCATTGCACTTATTTCTAAACATTTTGAAGCGTTGCAACAGATTCCTTCTTTGTGCTTCTAATCTCGCTCCTTTTTCAGTTTTAAAAATGTGTCCTTGGATGAAAGCTACATCACTCCACGCTTGTCCTCCCCATCTACCCCACTGAATATTTCCAAATTGGTCTACAAACCAAATATCTTCTCCTTCTTCAAATACCCACTGCGCGTTTTCCAACGTTTCAATCGACTTATCTAGTTCCGACACCCTCTTATACAGTACCGCTCTTTCTTCCTTAAATTCTTCTAATTTTCCCATTAACATTCACCTTCCTAAGTCGCACTCATTAAGCCACATTGTTCGATCGGTTTATCTAATCTTCGAGCACTATTCCTGAGTTTATTACCTTCTTTTAAAGGAATAGACTCCACTGCCTTCAACGATGTTTCAAATCCCAACAAGAAAGCGAATCGTTCATCGTAGCTCATTTCTTCAAGCTGTCCATAATTGATATCTTTCTGGAACTGTTTCAACGCTCTGTCATACATCGACATGTCCTTGTACTTACAATGCGCAATAATCAAGTAATGCACATCGTCTTTTAATTTTTCAAATTCATTTTTAGCCAATTGACTTCACCGCCTTTTCTAGATTTACCAAGTTTTCTACAATACGGTCTCGAATATGAGCTGCAACTGAATAAGGGTCTTTCATAAATTTAATCAGCGTGTTTGCATTCACTTTTAACGCCTTCGAAGCAGCTAACATTTTCTCGCTCGAATCTTCAATCATTCCATGGATGTAAGTAATAGCTTCACCGTAATTCTCACCCATATACTTAAAAGCCACCTTGCTCACTCGTTCTTGATAAGGGTCCTTCACGATAGTCCCTTCGATAGAATGTTCTTTGATAAACTCTAAAACTTCATTTGGCGTTTTAAAATGCATCGCTTGTTTAATGTCAGTTGTAAATTGATGCGTATATCGCGGATGGTTCTTCGCAAGATACCCCATCATGCTTGAGTAGTCATTAATACGTTGGAAGTACCATTGTGGATATTTAGCATCTCTAATGACATACAATTTAATATCGTTCATGAGCATCTCTCCTTTACTATTTTTTCTTAAAATTAACTCAGGGTTACACGGTTACACGTTTTTTTCAAAAACATTAAAATAAAAACATAAGAATGTTGATTTAATAGGCTTTTATACTTACAATATACTTTTTCTAAAAAAAACATGTAAACATGTAACTTTTTATATAAAAAGTATCTATAAACATTGTCAAACC